TGTCGTATTGGCAACGGTCAGTTCGAACTCAGAGACGCATAGCGCCACTCCTCCCAGGGTCACACTGCCAGCGGCCACACCGGCAGAGTTGAACGTCACCGGATCGGCCTGTGCCGGAAACGTCGGGGTCGGGTTGGCTGCTGTAGCTGGCGCCCGATACAACCCCATGATGGTTGCCGTTGCCTCCAGGAACCCATTGGCCGCGGCGGTGATAGCCAACTGGCTAGCGCGGCAACCGGCGCCCGCGTACCGCTGGCCATCAACGAACGTGCCAACTGAGTAGGTAGTAGCACTGGGGGGCCAGGCCAGCGAGTAGGTGACGGAGGTTGCACCAACAACCGCCTTGTTGAACCCTGCCATGAGCATGAGCTTATCGATGCCCCCGGCGGTGCCGGCGGTGCCGCTGCCGGCAAACTCAAATGGAACCTCCAGTCCGATCTTCCGTTCCACCATGGCAGCGGGCTTGACCACCCCAGGGCGGGCGCCGATGACGGTCCGCTCAGCGACGCCGAAATCCTGAATCGTTGGCGTGAACTGCGCTACCTGAATAGCGTCAGCCCCCGCCAGGGTCTCCAGCGTCCCGCTCGTCGCTTCCGCTTTCACGCACAGAATCTGGTCTCTGAAGGCCATCGGTGGAATCCTCGGGGGTGGGGGCGGGGGCGGTTGGTTCGGGAGCAGGCTCAGCCGCTGGGATCAGCGGTCGCCATTCGGTTTCGTCGGGTTCGCGGATGAACTCACCCGGCCCCGTAGGCAGGTCGATCATTGGAGAGTTACATCCTCCTGACGGGTCTGATACTTCACAGAATAGCGACAGCCCAAGGCGCACGCCTTAATGGTGGCCGTAGGGGTTCGGCCCTCTGCGGTGATGTCCAACGCCAGCCCTCCCAGTCTCCGATCGGCCATGATGCGGCTGTGCAGTTCCACGTAGAAGGGATCCAGGATCTGCCAGTTGGGCGGATCGTTGGGCTGGCGCGTGCTGTAGACCGTGACAATGACAGGCAACGTGGTGTGAACGTTACAGGTCTTGGCTATCTGATCGGTGCTGCTACCGTCCATGTCGAGCGACACAGTGACGCCATCCGGTGCGCTCATCACCCGCTCCGAATCGGTGATGAACGTATCCACATCTGGCATGTCCTGCAGCAGAACGGCCAGGGCATCCATGATCTGGCATTGGAGGCTAGCGGTCATGGCGGCGATTCCTGCTGGTCGGGTTCAGCATGGCGACGACGGCGGTTGAACATGCGCCCCGCCAGGCTGACGGCACCCTGCACTGGCGATGGCACCAGCACACCTATAGCCATGCTCCAGCGGTTCTCACAGGTCTGCCATGGTGTCGGCGCTCTGTACTCACAGATGCCGATGTAGCCAGCCAGCAGAGTAGCGGCAAACCAGTTCATTTGTCGGCCCTTACTTCCAGCGCTCGAACCCTTAGCTCCAGGTCCCGCAACTGAGCAGCGTGTGTCAGGCCTGCAGTCTTTACCTCGTTCATGTCTGTTTTGATCTCGCGCATGTCTGCCCACATATTCATTAGAGCAACGGCAGCACCCAGCGCCGATGTGACCAGCGCCGTCTTGAACCAGTCTCCACTGAATGTAGGCGGGCTGTTGGTCACGGCATGGCGTGCGGCACTCTGCAGCCAGAATAGCCGGACCGGTGCAATGGCTTGTGTCATGGCATCCTCAGGGATCGACGGGGGTGTTGCCTCACTGGCTTACCGCCGCTTGAATCTGCGCACCGGTGCTGTCCACCGTGGCGCAGTTGTTCAGGCGGCCGGAGCTGAAAGCGCCTAGCGCTGTCTGCACGTTGGCGCTGGTGAGCACAGCGGTGCCGGTGGTGTTGTCCACCGGGATGCCTAGCGCCACGTTGCCTGCAGTGGGAACCGCAAGGGTTCCAGTGTTTTCCAGGGCGGGGCCATAGATCGAGCCGCTGCGCACATTGGCAGGAGCGGGATAGTTTGCGGTCGGGATGTTATCCGATGTGAACATATTCCGCTTGGTTGTGCCACCCGATGTGGGCACCTCGTAGTAAGTCGGGATTTGTGTTGGCGCCCACCGCCAGGATTGCGCTTGCACAGGATTGATATTGCCAGAAGCACCTAGCAGGAATGGACCTGACAATCTCGTGATCTGTGTGAGGGAGCCTGCGCCAATAGCGGGGCCAATTGCATCAGATTGACAACTTCCGTTAATAGTTAAAGTGCTGGTGGCACTGTTTATGACGGCATTATTTCCCTGCACATTGCCGGTTACCGAAACAAAAGCTGCAGCAGCAGATACTCGGAGGCACACCCCGGCACCCGCAACGCCTGTCAGATTCCCGGTGAGGTCCAATGTCCCATTTCCCGTGACCCGAATAGCATCACTTGGCTGTCCAGCACTGCCACCAACTCCAGTGATTGCGTTACCGGTAACTTTGCATGTTCCAGCGCCAGATAAGTTTAGACAAGCTGAGTTGATGTTACTTCCAGATCCCGTAATATTTCCGTTAATGTTTAACGTCCCTGAGCCACTGTGAGTTATGACGAAAGAACTGCTGGCAGGACTAGAGTGAATCAAGCTGCTGTTTACCGTCGCCGTATTCCCAGCCGCAAGGCTTGTCGTTGTGATGCAGCTTGTAGTCGTATTGCCTTGCAAAATTCCATTTGCATTGGTGCACGTCAGGTTGCAACCATTCAGGAGCGAGAATGTGCCCCCTGCTGTGATGCTGGTCCCACTGGCGTTGCTGATCGCCTGCGCCGTTCTAGTGTCGCTGATCGTCACCGTAAACGTATTGGCATAGGCGACATCACCAGAACCCGGCACAACTCCGCCGACCCATGTTGTCGTTGCGCTGAAATCGCCAGTTTGTGTAGCTCGAATGTCGGCCATTAGAGAGCCTCCGAAACATAGACTTGACCAGCAGCTTCAATGGCCTGCAAAAAGTATGCCAGGTACGGGTCACTAGTGGCAGCCATAACTGCATCGCCCCAAACTAAGACTTTTTTCCCCTCTTCTAGCATGTCCACACCCTGCTCAGTAAGGCGATATGGAGTCAAAGTGACAACCATAGATAACACCATATTAGGACCATTTGGCGAAGTGCTCAATGCGAGGCTGACACTCATGTATGGGTAGGTTGTTCCGCCAATCTGCGGAGGTTGGGGGTTAGTGATTGCCATCGAACTAGGGGTAAATGTGCGAGGTGCGACCGGCCCATGTGACATTGGTGATGGTGCTGCTGCTAGTTTGGATGCCAGCACTATTGAACTGGGTTCGGGTGATTGTCCAAACGGCTGCAGATTGGCTAGACCCGGCCGGGGCCTTGCCAACATAGATCGTGTTGGCGGTGCTGGTGGAGTCGATGCGGACGGCGCCGCCACCGCCACCGCTGACGGCTGCCAGGGTCACGGTGGTAACCCGACCCGTGGCATCAACTGTCAACACCGGCACCTGTGAGCCGCTGCCGTAGGTGTTGGCTGTGACCCCACTGGCCGGCAGCCGGGCCGCCTCTAGGGTGCCGCTCGACAGGTTGCCGGCATCGGTGGTGTTGACGTAGACCCAGGCCGGCAGGGCGGGGCCAACGGCCAGCACCAGGGTGCCGGTGGAGGCGTGCACCCGGCCGACGATCGCCACTACCTGAACCAGGCCGGTGGTCGGCCGAGTCAGCGTGAGCCCGCCGGTAGGCGCCACGTAGACGGGATCGCCGGAGACGAGGCCGGAGGTGTTGCAGCCGGTCATCACGCCGGCCACCACCCCATGGCCGGCTCCGTTGGAACTGAGCGCGGTTTCGACCAGGCCCGCGGCCGGCATCGATGCAGCTGTGTCGGCGCGGGCTGCGATCGCCAGAACCCGGTCTGTGTCTCCCTGGGAATCGACGACGTGGTACGGGGCCAGGGCTGCCAGCGGCACGCCATCGGCCCGGACGTGTTGATAGACCTCGCCGGCGATGCTGCCGTGGATGTGCTCGAGCGTCGCGGTGCCGCTGACCGTCAGGCCGGCGAACGATGGCGAGTCAGTCGAGCCCAACCCCAGCAACAGCCGCTGCGCCGCGGCATCAGCCGCCGTGGCCAGCGCCCGCCCGGCCGCCGAAGTCGCCGCCAGCCACCAGGCCGCTACAGCCTGCCGGACCCGCTGAGCAGTCCAGGCCCGCCGCGTGGTAGCGATGCCGGCCTCTGCCTCCGCCTGCTCGACCGTGGCGGCGCTCCATTCGCGGGCGTCCGCCAGGCTGGGATCGGTCGCATCAACCTTGCCGGCCAGAGCTGTGGCCGTCGCCGTGCTGATCGGCTTGTTCGCGTCGCTGGTGTTATCGACGTTCGACAGCCCTACCGTTACCTTCGTCGCCAGGCCAGCAATAGCAGAGGCCGCGGCATCAACCGTGACGCCGGCCTGATCCATTGGCACCCGTTCGGTGCCGGTCAGCGCTACTGCGTTGGGTAGACCTGTGATCGTAACGTTTGCCATGGCCTCAGGTTAGGGTGATCAGATTGCGACCATCGAGCGCCACAAGATTGAGACCGCTCAGCGTGGTCAGATAGGTAAAGCCCTCCACCTTCGCTAGCGGCACCCGGCACAATGCGCCATCATCAAATAGCATAGGCTGCTGCTCAGCTTTGTAGTTGTTCCCATCTACAGTGATCGAATCGCCGTAGTTCAAGCCACCAAATAACTGTGTCGGCACAGTCAGTAGGTAGTCAATCATCACCACCTCCCCGCCCATCACGACCTCGCTGTCTACGTCAAGGACACCCACTCCCGACGTTGCGCCGGCTGTGACGGGAACGCCGAACCCTTCCAGATCCAGGAAGACCGACAGATCATCCTTGCCTAGGGTCGGGATACCATCGGGCTTGGACAGCTGGATAGTGCAGAAGGCGCCATCATCTAGCCGCGATGGCTGGCGCTCGACCGTATAGCTATTGCCGTCAACTACGATAGCATCGCCATACTTCAGGTTGCCGAACAATGCAGTTTGCACCGTTAGCGTATAACTGATCATCACGGCATCACTGCCGAGGATCATCTCGCTGTTTGCATCGAGGATCCCCACGCCAGAAACGGCCCCGGCTGTCACACTGACGCCGGGGCCGCTAAGGTCGAGGAAGGCCGTAAGGTCCTCGGTAAAGGCCATCAGCCCTCGTACTGTTTGGTCCCGTAGCCAAAGCAGGTCACAGCACTTGAAGCGGTGCCGGCCTCAGCAGTGCAGCTGAGGCGGATGTAACGCTTCAGCTCAGAGGCATTCAGCGTGAGCACCTGCTTAAATGCAGCGTTGGCGATGGCGGCAAAGGTGCCGCCGGTCACTGCAGTGTAGGAGCTGTTATCCTCCGACTCTTCAATCCTGAAGGTCAGATCAGCACCAGCGCCAGCAGCAGTGCCGGACAGGATCACCTGAATCTCGCCGTCATAATCGCCAATATCTACTCCGGTCTGGTTGCCGGCAGCAGTGATGGTCGTTGTAGCAAGGAGGGTGAAATGCTGGAGCTTATCCAGCGTGTACTGAGTAATGGCCATGATTCAACCCTTACGGGTGCGAAGTTTGCGGGGGGGCTGTACTACAGGCCCAGAATCTGGAGCGGGAACAGGATCCTGCATCAACTCAGCCTTTCCCATTCTGAGCAGGATGCGAGCATCCGTCTCGGAGGGATCGACTACATCACCGGGACGGACAGCCCGCCCCGAAATGCTAGTATCACGCAGGATTCTGATTCGCATAATTAGAGAGTGTTGTTACCGCGGCAGAATGCCTCGATGTGACGCACTGCAATGTCACAGGATTGATGGACACCAACGCGAACGTTGCCGGCCCTGTCCTCCGAATAAGGGTTCACCTGGAGATCCAGCGCACCCCACAGGCCCATAAGCACCTGATTCCATACGCCCAGGAACACATCACCAGTGGCCACCTGATTGGACCGGACCACCCCGTAGCTGTTGACCGTGCCGCCAGGCTCCAGCACGAACTGAGCCGTTCCGCTGGCCTTCTCGGTAGTCTTGAACCCACCGTAGATGGTGGCATTCGTGACGTAACCCATGGTGCCAATATCGGCATCATCGGCCGCGATCTTGGTCTCCATGCTGACCAGCTCGACGTAGGTCGGCTGAGCAGCGTTGAAATCCTCGGTATTGATACCGGTGATGTTCTTGATGCCCCGCGGCTCGTTGGCGGTCCCGCTGCCGTACAGCGTGGCACGAGCCTGCTCCAGCGCCATTACCGTGGCCAGCTCGTTACGAACCATGGTCTCCACATCGATCGACGACTGGAGCATCAGCAGACGGCTAAAGCGGGTCCAGGCGCTCAGCGTCTTGGCGGTCAGATTGACCTGGCCAACGGTCGGATTCGATTCCGTGGCCTCGCCCTGCTCGCCGACCCAATACGCCTGCGCGGCGCCGGTTTGCTTGGGGATCGCAACCGGACCATTCAGGCCAGAGAGGATGGTCACCCCGAGGCTGGTCAGAACATTCCGTTTGCGCAGCAGCTCGATGAAGCTACCGGGGCGGGCATCGGTGAAAATCAGATCACCGGCACTTGCGGCATTGCCAGCGGTCAGCGCACGGCTCAGCACCTCGTTAGGCACCAGCAAGCCCTTAGGAGCCGTGCCCATCCGCTGCGCGGTGGCGTTGCTGACCTCACGCTCGAATGCAGCAGCCTCAACTACGCTGCGCTCGTTGGGCATCAGCTGCGCGCGCATGGCCCGCAGGAAGCTGAAGTCTTGCGCCTCCTTGTCAGTCAGGCCGATGTCAGCAGATCGAGCGATCGGATGCGCACCAGCAACAGGCGCGGCAGGGGTTGCAGGCTGCTTGGAGGCGCGCTGCTTGATGGCAGCGAGCACATCCTTCATGGCGTCGGATTCGGTAGCGCCGCGCTCGATCAGGCCCTGTGCCAGATCGTCGGCGCCATGATCCCGGCACAGGCCAGTGATAGCAGCGACGCGGGAGCGCTCATCGGCCGCAGCCTGCGCCCGCACCGCCTCAAGGTCGATGGTGGGAGTTTCCATGAGAGGGGGAGTGAATGGCGCGGCCGAGGCCGCGGTAGGTTGAATGGCGCGGCCGAGGCCAACGCCTGGATCTGCTGGGACTGAGACGATGCTTACCTCCAGCGGCTGCCAGCGGGTAGCGATGATGCCATCCTGACCAGCCTCGCGCAACGGCGCGGCATCGAGGATCTCGTAGCCGACGCTCACATTCCGGAGGATCCCGTCTCGCACATCATCCAGCTTTTCCGCAGCGAATGCGGAGCGGCTGAAGCGAACCCGGACCATGCCGCGCCGCTTCTCGTCATCGG